GGCGGCGTATGGAACCTTGCCCTCTGCGATGCCCAGTAGGCAACAAATCCGCTTGAATACGCTTTCCCTGAAGTAGTTGTCACTCATGGGGCGGAAGCCGGTAAACAGGGGCACAGGGGCCTTCCTGGAGGGCCTTGTGAAGCCGTAGAGCGGAAAGAGGAGATCCGTTCCGGGGATGAACAGCCTGGCGCGGATGATGGCTTCGATCTTCTGGTGGACGGGCACCGTGCGGCCGCGTCCGGCCTCCGTCTTCTTGCCCTCGATAATGAACAGCCGGCCGTCGTGTTCGATCACCTGATCCTTCCGGATCTCCAGCATCTCACCAGGGCGGAATCCAAGATAACAGAGGCAGTAGATGTATTCCGCGTAGCGATACACGCCGATTGCCTGGCGGATCCGCTCCACCTCGATGTCCGTCAGGGCGTCCCGCTTCACGGACTGGCCCTTCCCGGTGTACAGAGTTTCGGACTCGATCTGCTCCACGATGTGCTTCGACTTCGCGTACTTCCACAGGAGGCCGGCAATGACCTTCATGTTCTGGTGGGTACGCTTTCCCCGGGGGCAGGCATCCATGCAGGCCTGCAGGTCATCTGCGGAGATCTGCGTGATCGGCCGGTCGGCCAGTTTACTATAATAGTGGTATGCGGCCCTGTAGCTTGCCATCGTGGACGGATCCACGCGGGGAGAATACCACGGCTCCCAGGCCTCCCATATCTGCTGCAGGGTCATGTCTGCCGGCTTCTTGTCGGAATACTCTGCCTTCAGGATGGGGCAGTACTGCAGCGCCTTGTCCCGGGTCCGGAAGCCGCCCTTCGTCTTTTTCACGGGGATCAGCTGCTTTTCATCGTCATCAGGGTAGCGCCAGTCCACGACAGCCTGGGCGACCCAATACCTGTATTTTTGGCTGTAGTAAGCGCAGCCGGTGCCGTTGCCTCTGGATTTTATTCTGCGTTTCCGGTTACTGTTTTGACAAGTCAATTCCAAGCACCTCCTCTTCTTCATCTTTCATTAGCTGAAGTAACACGGCAATGGCGGCACGTTTCGCGTGCAGTGGTGCAAGCGGCCAGAGTTTCTGCATCTGCAAATCCTCCACACCGTGCGCTTGGTTTTCAGGAAGTTCAACCAGTAGATCGTCTGTTCTGCACCCAAGAACGTCAGCGATTTTTTGCACGGTATCCATTTCAGGAAATGATTTCCGCTTAATCCAACAATTAACAGTTGCTTTTGATACACCAACGGCTTTTGCCAGTTCAGTCTGATTCATTCCTGCAATAGTCATAAATCGTGGAAGCACTGTCCAAAAGACTTCTTTATTCCTACTCACGGCGATCACCTCCGGATAGATTATACATTTGTTAATAACGAAAATCAAATTTATTTCAACAAAAGTTGAATTTATCTATTGACTTGTGTGTCAAATTGAATTAAACTACAAAATGTAGATAATCTTCGAAAGGAGGTGAACATACAATGACACAGAAAGTCAGGATGACGCTCGAGGCTGCCAGGGTCAACGCAGGGCTTACCCAGAAACAAGTATGCGATGCTATTGATATCTCACTTACGACCATAGGGATGTGGGAACGTGGCGATCGCCTGCCGACCGTTGACAAAGCAATCGCACTGTCTGATCTTTACGGGGTACCATTGGACTGCATTAATTTTGCCCGAAAAGTTAAATCAAATTAAACTTCAGGAAGGTGAAAATAATGCACGCTAACGCTATTGATTTAACTGGCAAACGATTTGGAAGGCTTACTGTTGTCGCGGAAGCTGGGCGAAACATGGATGGATCTGTTATATGGCTTTGCCAATGTGATTGTGGAAAAATGACGAAAATAATCGGCACAAGAATGAGAAACGGATATGTCCATAGTTGTGGATGTGCCCATGTTAAGCATGGACAAGCATTAAGACAAAACAAAACTCGACTTTACAGAATATGGGTAAACATGAGAACACGCTGCCGCGATGTCAAAGTCCCTTGTTTCAAGAATTATGGTGGCAGAGGTATCAAAGTATGCGATGAGTGGGAAGAGTTTTTGCCGTTCTACAATTGGGCTACAAACAATGGATACGCAGATCACCTGACGATTGACAGAATCGACAACGATGGTAATTATGAGCCTTCAAATTGTAGATGGGCTACGCCTAAAGAACAAAGACACAACCAGAGGATACCATGCAAAGAAAGGAGAGTGAAACCATGAGCAACTGGAAGCAGGCCGCCAAGACGATCAAGGCAACCGGCGAGAAAACGATCACCTACGAGAAGCCAGGAAACCCGAACAGAATCGAAAGCCGGAAAGTGCGGATTCCGCACGCGAACGGCATTGGCTTCTGGTTCCACACGAGCTACTGGCTGATCTGTCCGGACGGCAGCGAGAAGGAATACCAGAAGCGCGTGGACGCGGAAAAGGCCGCAGAGGAAGGAGCGAAATGATGGAAAACAGTAGCAACTTACAGCGCGAAGCACTCGAGGCCCTGAAGGCCAGCGACGCGGTGACGGTTGGTGCGGACGTGATAGCGCCCTGCCTGAAGATGAGCGCCGGAGTCCTGCGGAAGCACGTCCGGGACGGCACCTACACCATCAGCAAGACCGATGTCTGCGGTGGCCGGGTACGTTTCTTCCGGGAAGACTTCCTTCGGGCTGTCGGTGAACTGCCGCCGGAGACACCGGAGCGGACAGTGGCCCAGGTGCTGGAGGAACTGCTGGAAGAGATCAGCAGGATCAGGGTCATCATGCAAAACAAAAGCGCCCGCTGATGCTGCAACATCGAGCGGGCAGAAAGGTAGGCATTCATGAAAAAAGCCATAACTCATTGTACCACAAACAAAGACAAAAGGGAATCCATCAAGGCCTGCCTCTGCATCTGTTTCCTGCTGGCGGTGATCATCGCCGGAGCGGTGGTGCTGAGCCTGGAGAAACCGCACACGACGCCGGACGCGACCTATCCGATGACCAACGCCCACATAGTGTGGGAAGGTGCCGGGTATAACGGGGTGTATAGCCATGAGTGAGTATAAGACATTCAGGACCGCCACCGGGAAGAAGATCACGGCCCGGGTCTCCCAGGAGGAGGCAGCAGCTGCGCGGATGTACAACTGGGCGCTGGTGGTGCTCCCGTTCGTCAGCTCCGTGCTCCTGTGCGTGCTCTGGCTGGGGATGGGGTGACTGCATGACGGAGAAGTGCCCGGCCTGCGGGAAGGAGTTTTATGTCCTGTACCCCAACCAGTGGGCCTACAAATGGAAGCAGCAGCACGTCTGCACATGGGGCTGCCTGCGGAAATTGCAAAGACAAGATGAACCTGAAAGAGGAGAGATAGAAATGGACGGAACGATCGTGAAGATTAACCTGGAGCAACGCATGAAGGCGGCGAACATTGCCATCAGCGGAGAGAACCCTTACCCGTACCTGGAAAGCCTCGGATGCGCGAACCCGACGGCGGTCTGGTATTCCATCAAGAAAATGATCAGAAAGAACTACCCGGAACTTTTCAAGAAGCTCCCGAAGCGTGTCGGGATGTCTCCGGTAGAGAGTGGGAGAAAGGCCCGGGCCGTAGCCCTGGCAAAGGCAGAGAAGAAGAAGGAAAAGATCCGGCTGATCTACGACGAGACAGAGCGCAAGGCCTACGAGGAACAGCAGGCCACAGAGGCCGCCCAGGAAGAGCCGAAGACCGCAGCGGAGGCCATGCAGGGCATGAAGGATGCGACGGACAGCTTCTTCGAAAAAGCCCTCCAGTCTGCAACCTTGAAGCCTGCGGAGATCGAGAAGCCGATGATGTACGACGGCTTCACTGTCCGGGAAGTAGAAGGCAGCTTTGCACGGTATCGCAGGAGCGACATCAACGAGAAGCTGTACATTGACGTGGAGCTGGCGGACGGATGCGACACACTGAGCTACACCGTGGAGCAGTGGCGGACCCTCCGGCAGGAGTTCGACCGGGCGGCGGCGATCCTGGGGGTGGAGCTGTGATGGATGCGCGGATCATTCCGGACATCCCCAACATCCGCGCCCACTGGGAACGGAGAGCTGACCCGGTGCCTTATCTGATGGTCCCCATGAGCGACGGCACCGTGCTCCGGTTCAACCCGGAGATCGCACAGCCGGCTTTCCAGCGGGCGATGGAAGGCATCAAAAACATGATGATTGGATATGAAAGAAAGGAAGTAAAAGCATGAGAGCACTTTACGAGATTGACCAGGACATCCTTGACTGCGTGGATACGGAGACCGGCGAGATCCTGGACACGGCGAAGCTGGACGCGCTGCAGATGGAACGCGAGGAGAAGCTGGAGGGCGTGGCCCTGTGGGTGAAAGACCTGGCTGCGGAAGCGGAGGCCGTCAAGGCGGAGGCCGACAAACTGACGGCACGGAAGCGGGCGCTGGATAACAAGATCACGGCCATCAAGAGCTGGCTGCTGATCGCCCTGGACGGCGGGAAGCTGAAGACGCCACGGTGCAATGTGTACCAGACGCACTCCACCAGGGTCAGCGTAGAGGATGAGGCGGCGCTGGTCAAGTTCCTGGAAACCATGAACGAGCCGGAGCAGTTCCTGCGGTTCCGGGAGCCGGAGCTGAGGAAGGACGAGATCAAGAAGGCCCTGAAGGCCGGGACGATCATCCCCGGCGCGAGCCTCGAAGCGACGGAAAGCGTGGTGATCAAGTAACCATGAACCAGCAATGTGATTTTATCCGGCTCTTTACCCGTGCCAATATAGATGAGGAAATCGTCATCCGGACGGATTCAATCGTTGAGATATGGCAAACAGGCAAAGATATAACAATCTTGTATAAGCATCCAATGGAAAACAGATTGGTAGAGGCGGATGAAGAATATGACACCTACGCAGATGCAAGACAACGATTTTACAGAATAATGCGAATCATCGGAGCCGAACCACAGATTAACGAATTTTCATTAACTTGCATTACATCCATCAAGAAAAGAGCACAGGAGGAAACATAATGGGCATTCCAGTCCTGATCCTGGGCGAAAGCGGCTCAGGAAAGACCTACAGCATCAAGAACATGGATCCGGAGAAGGTCGGGGTCTTCCTGGTTGAAAAGCCCCGGCTCCCTTTCCGGAAGCAGTTTAAGACCGTTCAGGGCGCCAACTACTTCGTGATCCTGAAGGTGCTGGCGGAGCCGAAGCTGAAGCGGTATGTCATCGACGACAGCCAGTATCTGCTGGTGAATGAATTTTTCGACCGGGCCAATGAAACCGGCTATCAGAAATTCACGGACATGGCGCTGAACTTCCGGAACCTTATCCACTTCGTGATCCGGAAGGTGCCGGATGATGTGATCGTCTACTTCCTTCATCACACGGACACGGACGCCAACGGGAAGATCAAGGCGAAGACCATCGGAAGAATGCTGGACGAGAAGCTGACGGTGGAAGGCCTCTTTGACATCGTACTGCGGACAGCGGTGACGCCGGAGGGTCACGTATTCCTGACACAGAGCACCGGAAGCGACACGGTGAAGACTCCGGAAGAAATGTTCCCGGAAAATCAGATTCCAAATGACCTCGCGGTCGTGGATAAAGCAATCAGAACATATTATGGAATGGAGGAAAACTAACAATGAAACAGTTTGAAGGATTCAAAAGCGAAGCAAGGGCGGAACGGTATCCCATGCTGCCGGCGAATGCCTATGTGTGCGGCATCAAGAACGTGAAGATCGAGGGCCAGGAGCCCGACCAGCAGCTGGTGCTCCGGCTGGAGATCGTAGAGGGCGAGTATACCGGGTATTACACCAAGCGGTACGAGAACGACAGCCAGAACACCAGCGGGCTGTATCCGGCCAAATACAAAGGCGACTACAAGCTGCAGATTCCGAACCCCAACAACCTGAAGCGCCAGCATCCAGAATGGGACGTGAAGACCTTCAACAATGCGATGTACTGCATCGAGGCCTCCAACCCAGGGTATCACTGGGACTGGAACGAGGCCGGGCTGAAGGGGAAAATGGTCGGGATTAACGTCCGGGAGGGCGTGTACAACGGGAACCCCTACACGCAGATCGGCAGGCTGGAGACGGCGGACGATGTGCGGGGCGGCAAGGTTAAGCCCATGAAGCCGAAGGAAGACACGGCGCCGGCAGTGCAGGCCGTGGATCCGTCCGGCTTTGCTCCCGTCGAGGTTGACGAGCTGCCCTTCTGACGGAGGGCGAGATGGTACTTTTCGAAGACACCCGCCAGCAGGCGGGGAAGCACGAAAACATCCGCAGGTACTGCGAAGCTCACGGGATTGAGATCATCCGGCAGGCCCTCAACGTCGGCGACTATCAGATCGCAGGCAAGGGAGACATCTCCGTCGACACCAAGTACGGAGTACCGGAGCTGGCGGGGAACTGCTTCCAGGAGCACGAGCGTTTCCGGGAGGAATGTATCCGGGCCCAGAAGTGCGGAATCCGCCTGATCATCCTGGTGGAGGAGAAACTGCCGGGAGGGCGCCTGGACAACTGGCGCTCTCCCATCGGCTGGGACGGGCTGCCGATGCACAAATTCCGGCCGGACGTGCTCCGGAAGGTCATGCTGACCATGCAGGAAGAATACGGCGTGCGGTTTCGGTTCTGCCACCCCAACAGCACGGGGAAGCAGCTGATCGAGTATCTGACGGGAAAGAGGGAGTAAACAATGCCGGAAACTGATGCCAAGATCTTCGGCGAGGCGTACGACCTGTACACCAGGTACAGGTGGCGCATCCTGAAGGAAGAGGATTTTCTTTCACTAAGCAACGACATTGCAGCCTTCGGCGAGAGAAACGGCTGGCAGCACAACCCGCTGACGGATCGGCTGGTCATGATGCTGTTTGACGTGTTCAACGACTTATACAAGGACGGACGGGTGCCGGCGCTGCCTGGGTACCTTGGGAGGAGTGATCTGTGAGATGGATATC